ATTCAAGTAGTTTTGATTGTGGAATTAGTTTTTATGAAACCGCTTCTTTATCTGCTATGACTTATGAAGATTATGTGGCAAAGAAGCTCGCAGAACACAATAGATCTATTGAATATCATAAAGAATATGAAGCCAAAGATCTTAATAATATCAAACAGCGCAATAAGTGGATAAAAGATTTATACGATAGCCTATGAAGAATATCCTTTTAATGATACTTGTAGAAATACTTATAAATTTTATTTCCATGCTAGGCGTTTATTATTTGTGGAATTGGCTTATGCCGCAGTTGATAATGGCAAAAGAAATATCCCTGCTCCAAGCATAGGGTATTAGAACTTTGGTTCAATTTTGTGTGTGGTTTAGAGCTAATGATAAAAAATGAATCCAACTTTTGATAGTGATGGTTATCCATCTGACGAAACTCTGGCTTTAATTAGTGATTGGTACAATAATAACAACTGGGAGCCTGAATCATTCTTAATTTTTACTGAGGCTGCTTTTAATAAGCATTATGGAAAATGGGAGATTATTCCAAATTATAATAATGATCTCTTGAAAGATAAACCATTTACCGCCCTAAGAATTGCTACTGGCGGCTGGAGTGGCAATGAAACAGTAATATCTGCAATGAAAAAGACTGTCTTTTGGTCTGTATTTTGGCGAGCTTCTGTCTGCGGGGGATTATTTATTTTAGATGCAGATAAGTCTAATGTATAATAAAGCATGAAGGTATACGTTGCAGGTCACAGAGGAATGGTTGGTTCAGCAATTGTCAGAAAACTGATCCAAAATGGCTGTAGTGATAATATCATTACGAGAAGTCATTCTGAACTGGATCTTGTTAATCAAAAAGAAGTAGAAGAATTCTTTTTGAGAGAAAGACCAGATGTTGTATATTTAGCAGCCGCAAAGGTGGGAGGCATTCATGCAAATAGCACTTACCCTGCTGAATTCATTTATCAGAACTTAATGATTGCATCTAATGTAATCAATGCTGCATATAAGAATAATGTAAAGAAGTTACTGTATTTGGGTTCTAGTTGCATTTATCCAAAGTTTCCCAACATTCCCATATCTGAGAATCAGCTTCTTACTAGTGTATTAGAGCCTACTAATGAGGCTTATGCAATTGCTAAGATTGCGGGAATTAAATTATGTCAATATTATAATTCCCAATATGGAACTGATTATAGGTGCGTTATGCCTACTAATCTTTATGGCCCCGGTGATAATTATCATCCTGAAAACTCTCATGTCCTGCCGGGGTTGATTCAAAAATTCCATGCAGCAAAGACCCAAAAGCTACCTTCTGTCAAGGTTTGGGGCAATGGTCAAGCCTATAGAGAGTTTCTGCACGTTGACGATCTTGCTTCTGCTTGCCTGTATGTCATGGAAAACAAAGCGGAGAAGAGCGAAAATGGTTTAATAATGTTTAATATTGGGAGCGGCGAGGAAGTTAGAATTAGTGAACTCGCTAATCTTATTAAGAAAGTTGTTGGATATGAAGGAGATATTGAATATGATCTTTCTAAACCCAATGGCACCCCCAGAAAATTACTTGACTCTTCTAAGCTTATTAAATTAGGATGGCGACCCCAGATTCCTCTGGAGCGCGGAATTAGAATGACATATTCAGATTTTATAACTTTATGAACATCTCAGAGTTTGAAAGAGGCAAGCCAGTGCTAACAATGCACAAAATAAATGATCTCATTAAAAGAATTGAAGATGAGAAATATAAAACAGAGAAGCTTTATAAGGACAGAGTAGAGTCTCTAAATACTATTCATAGCCTTCTCCTGAGCGTCAAAGACAGCTTTAAAAAGGGAGAATAAATTTACATTCCGCCCGTTGGAGGTTATAATTTTTTATGACTTACCAACAGGCAATGTATGTTAAGCAACTCATTAAAGATAGAAACCCACTGCACAAGGTGGCAGAACTATTTGTTAGTAGATTTGGAGCTACTGACGAAATTCCCGTAAAAGGGACTCGTCATAAGTTTTCTAATCTTGACGGTAATGATTTGAAAATGTCTGCGGAGTCCACTCTCAAAGAGAAACTATAATGGAAAAAGAATTATATCTCAAAGATAAATATCCTGTTGTATCGGATGATTTGAAATTTGATGGTAAGAATATTATCATGCCTTCTTACTATGCTGGTCTTATTTGTGATTATCTGAGCCATGTAGATACTAAAGGCATGAACGATGCAGATAGAAATGATTATTTTGCCTTTGCTAAATTCTTTGAAGATGTCATGGATTACAAAACCGAGAAAAGAGGACACTGAGATGGGAATGTACGATAGCATAGATTGCCAATATCCACTGCCAATGCCAGAAGACCCCAAAGGGTACACTGGTTCATACGGTTTTCAAACTAAAGACCTTGAGAACAGTTTAGATATTTACATTATCGATAAAGATGGTCAACTATCTATTGAGCGTCGAGAGACAGAATGGATAGAAGGAGATCCAAATGGCAAAAGCTTTTTGGAGAAATCAGGCTATCTTAAAACTAAAAAGACTTGGCTTGAGCCTTTAAATAATACTTGCACTATTCAATTTTATGATTACCGTCACTCTAATAATACTGATTATGATTATTGGATTCAGTACGTTGCTACCTTTGTCGGCGGCAAGTTAACTGATATCAAATTACTTAATTTTGAAGCTACCTCCAATGCTGAGAGGAAGAAGAGTGACGAAAATTTTAAAGAGAAGCTGAGATTGAGAAACGAATTTGTTCAAACTTGGCGTTACAAATGTATCTATAGACCTTATAATACTGTAATAAGAGCAGTAGTAAGGGGGGCTACTAAATGCCTAACAAAATTAAACACATTAATTTACAATCTAGAATCAAAGATAAGGATCTAAATAGTAATTATAATTGCAAAGACTGCAATCAAATAGTTAACTATAAGTATACTACCTGCCCGAGGTGCGGTCATTTTCATCAAAATAATGAAGCTAGAAATCCAAATCCTATAATTAAATAAATATGATAATAGAGTGCTGCGGTTGCAACAAGAAAGAAACATTCAAAGACACTAAAGAAGCGTGGATGAAAGGTTGGGACTTTGTTAATGATAAATTTAATAAGTCTCAGGTAATTTGTGACACTTGTATACCTTCTGAAGCTCTTCAAGTGGTATATAATAAAGCTCGCGGGGGAGATTTATTTAATATAGTTTTAAAGGATTAAACGCCTTTGTTAAGATAAGAGAGAAGTAGTCTATTATAGGTAGTAATAAGTTAAATAAAGTAGAGAATAGTAGAGCAAAGAGTGGTTGAAGAATAGACTGTATTTTACTGATGAAAACAGTAGTAAAATCAATCACTTTTCCTCTCTGAAAACAAGGCAAAAACTCTGGTTTTACTGGGGTTTTTGTCTTTTTTATTGAGTTTCAATAAATAAAGGAATAAGATAGGTAAGATATATATAGAGAGTAATAGAATAATAGAGTAATATAAGAGAATATTGTATAGGATTGTATGATATGGGGGGATAATGATGGGTTTGCCAAAAATATAATTACTAAATAATACTAATTCCCCCTGAAAATCACAAAAAAACGCACTTTAATAGCAATTTTGTCAGATTCTTCGCGCAATAATCATTAAATTTCATTCTAATCCCTGCTAAATAACAATAAATTTGTATTTACCCCTAGGCAAAAGTTCATTTTTATATAAACCCCTAGGGAAAAGTAAACAAAACTCCCTATCAAATTAGAAAATATGCAAAAACCCCAGCAAAATGGCACTTTCCAAAATAATGATTATTATTTGGGATAGTTTTTGGCGAATTAAATTGTATTTTACCCTAGGGAAAAGTAAATAATAACTCATAAGGTTATATAAACCCCTAGGAAATAATAAACAATTTTGCCCGATTTGAGACTAAATAACTTAATCATAGACAATTTTACCAGATCTTAGACTAAATAATTAAATCAAATGAAGCCAAATAATGCCACCGACAACGTAAATAATACTCTTGAGTTCGTTTATTGCAATAAAAATCTTACTAAGTGGAGAATAATTAATGCCATCAAAGAAGATAACGAGTACATCTATGGGTTTGATTTGGAGGATGATAATGATTACAAAGCCTTCAAGAAAAGCAAAATACTTGGCGGAAAAATTTTCTCTTTTCGTGGTTGACGGGGTATGATGTATGGTGTAGGGTGCTTGTGTTCTAGGGTGGCGCAATGGTAGCGCAGCGCACTGTTAATGCGTTGGTTGGGGGTTCGAGTCCCTCCCCTAGAGCCAAAAAAACTTTCGAAAAAGGGTTGACGAAAGTGTAGGACGGTGTAGATTGTCCCTGTTCTTTAGATGCGTTCGTAGCTCAACGGTAGAGCATCGGCCTTTTAAGCCGGTGGTTGTGGATTCGAATTCCACCGGACGCACCAAATTTTCGTTCTTTATCATTTTGAGCGGCGGAGTCAATTATGTCTAATGTGTGTTAGATTTAATTAAGGAAATAGTTTCCTTCCCGCTCATTCGGGCCAATAGCTCAATTGGTTAGAGCAGGGAACTCATAATTCCTTGGTTATCGGTTCAAGTCCGGTTTGGCCCACCAACGCCACGGTGGTGAAATGGCAGACACAAGAGACTTAAAATCTCTAGATCCTAACAGGTCGTGCCGGTTCAAGTCCGGCCCGTGGCACCAATTTGCCAACAGGACTCAGCTTGATGCTTTGGACAGCTAACAAAGTCTGATAGAGAGGCTAGTGCAGAAAATCCTGTATAAACTGCACAAATAATTTTGCAGCAATGAGGACAGTCGTTCAAGCGAGACGTAGCTTGGGGTGCTGGAAGTTTCCGGTATATCAAGCGTCTGAGTGACCTGATCTGCGAACAAACAGTGCGCCCAAGGGATAATGTTTCAAGTCCCCTTACACTGCGACAACAATGGGTCGATTTTAGTTCTTTTTATAATTTGGTTGAATATCTGATATTAGCTTAATTAGAGCCGTCTGTTAATTCAGCGAGGTGTAGTATCCAATCTACATATCAGTAAACATCAAATTGGTTGATGAGGTTCTAGACCAATCCAACATCTATAAAGCAGAGAAATTTGGGACTCTGCCATCAACCAAATGTTTTTAGTTCTTTTATAATTTTATTCGATGTCAGCAAGCTCATGATGCTGAAGAAAGACTATATGGTTGCAAACATATAGATCGTGGAGAGTGAGTGGGTTGATCTACGCAAGATATCGTGTTGTAGATTATAAAAATACTGAATATTTTCCCGTAAACCAACATCGAATATTTTCCTTGCTAGAAGATTCTAGTGAGGTTTTGATTTGACTTTTCGCAAGAAAAGTGTATAATGGAGTATAAGGTTTTTTGGGTTCCCGTAGCTCAGTTGGATTTAGAGCTTTCGCCTTCTAAGCGAATGGTCACAGGTTCGAATCCTGTCGGGAACGCCAACTTTAACAAACACTTAGTAAATATGCAAAAAGAGCAGTTATTCATTGTACAGGAGTTCATTAATCGCCATGCCACCAAAAACTTGTGGAATATTAGTGACAAACTTTATGATCTAATCGGCGAAATAATTGAAATCGAAAAGAAATCAAATGCAACTCTACCCGCCACACACAATGATTCTCATTAAGAAAGAAGGGGACGGATATTCCCTGTCGTATTTCCGGTATGAGGAGCTTGACATAGAGCAATTCGTCAAGTATGGTTTGGAGAGTTGGGAGATAGCTCAACTATTCGGTGGTAATTAAATAAATATATGAAAGTAGTTAAGCTGACTAAGAAGGCACAAGACATTGTTAATCAGATTATGTCTGCTGATGCGGTAGATATTGATTATGGCGTAATTGATGAAAGGTTGTATTATGGTCAAATACATCTTACTGGTGAAGGTCTGAAGTGTGACATTGATAATGGAGATGTGGGCGAATTGATGGTGTCAAATGAGAGCCTTAACGCTGCTGTTATTACATGCCCAGATGGTACTATTGAAATTGATGCGAAGCATTTTGAACGAAACAATTGGTGCATGACTATTACTCTCTACAAGCTTTCTAAGCTCGCCGCAGTTTAACTTTTTAAATAAGTAGAAGTAAATTAAAGGTAAAGAGTATATTCTAGATTGTCTGCTAGAATAGGTCGTGTTGTGCTGTGTTATTCGTACCTCATTGAAACCTGCGCCGTAACTCATAAAATCGGGGCCTTCTACTTATTTTTTCTTTCTTATATGCAAATCGAAACTGAGCAGTCTTATTCTTTTATCTTGCTATTATTCTTATTTGGATTGATGATGATTAAGATTCCCGCAGGTTTTGCATTGATTGGAATTTCTTTATTTTTTTTGTATAAAAAGATCTCCGGTGACTAGTATGTAGTGTATGTCATTAACTGATACACTAAATAATACTGCCGGTCGTTTCACTACCCTAGTCGTTGGTTCTAAGAAGGAGAACACCACGTTCTGCGCTCAGATCCTATCTGCATCTAATAAGACTGTTTCTTTTTATGATGTGAATGCTGATGCTGATCGTCGTGTTCCTGTCAGTAAGATTCTATCTGTTAAGTCTGGTAAGATTAAGTACGTTAAGGCGTAATAATCAAAATAATAACAGCCCACTGGTTTAATATACTAGTGGGTTTTTCTTTTACTGGGGATTTGCATAATGGTAGTGCGGGAGCCTTTGAAGCTCTTTGTGGTGGTTCGATTCCATCATCCCCAACCAAATAATAAAGATCAGCCTCCTAAATAAAGGGGGCTTTTTTATTGCAAATATTAAAAACATTACCAGCAAATAAGCCAAATAATACCAGTTATTGATTGAAATATATAAGGAGATAGATAGTAGATGAGATAGTTTGTCAAGGATTATTTTTTTGATAATGATAGTTTTTGGATTTGGGCACCCCGGCACAGGAAACTATGGGTCCGAAAGATTCTGAAAAAAAAGTGCGAAAAGGACTTGCGGCTGATTTGATTGCCGTCTAACCTCTGGTCCGTCAGTTAACACTTAACATCAACACTGCACTTATGACCGAGATCAACGTCACCCCCGCCACTGCCACCACTCGCGCCGATAGCTTGCTCGACTACACGGTCGAGACTATCCCGCTTCTCACCCCTGACGGCGAAGCCACTGGTTGGCTCGGCAATCGCCGCACCGACACCAAGCAGATGCTTGGGGTTTGCACTGAACGCTACACCCTCGTTCAGAACCGCTCCCTGATGGATACCGTCGAGAACGCCTTCGCCGACAACAAGTTGGGCGAGTTCACCCGCAAGGAGTACTCCATGCGCGACGGTGCGCGAGTCTACGTCCAGTATGACTTCAAGAACCAACTGGTGAAGCTGCCCAAGGTTGGGGATGAGCTTGGCTTGCGCCTGATCCTCAACAACTCGTTCGACCGCACCTGTCGCGTCTCTTTCGAGATGGGCATCCTTCGCCTTGTTTGCACCAACGGCCTGAAGACGCTTCAGGATGAGTTCAGCCTCACCCAGAAGCACTCCGACAAGCTCGACGTTTCCCGCCTTGTGGACGTTGTGGCTGGCGCGGTCGAGGGCTTCAAGGAAAGCACCAGCGTGTTTAGCCGCTTGGCTGACCGCTCCATCAAGCAGGATCAGGGGCACACTATCCTCGACAAGCTCACCAAGGCCAAGGTGATCGCTGACCGCAACACGGACAAAATCAAAATCATCTGGAACGACCCCTCGCACCGCGAGGACAAGAACCGGAGTCTCTGGAGCCTGTACAACGCCGTCACCCAATTCACCTCGCATCAGGTCGAGCCTACCTCATACGAACTGGCGCAACGCATCAACCGGGGCACGTTGGTCGCCCTCAACAAGGCCAGCCTGATCGAAGCCGAGTTCAAGAAACTCGCCAGCAACTAACGCCAGATCGCCAAATAGAAGCAGCACGGGGCATCCTACGGGGTGCCCCTTTTCGCTGCCCACGATAGTTTTCGGGTCTGGGGTGCCAGAATAAAAAAACTATGAAAAACCCTTGCAATCTCATGCCCATGAATTACTATTTCCCCGATGACAAAACGTAAAACGGTTAGCCTTGAATCAGTCAAACTGAAAGCCAATCACTTCTTTTGCACCAGCAAAAACGAAGCGATCATTCAACGCAGAACTCTCCAGTTCTTCGTGACGGACCTGCTGATGGAAGCAAAGCAATACAAGGGTTTCAATTATTTACATAAACATCATGTCGAAGAAGGTTTGACATACGGTATCGAATGGGACGAAACTGGCAAAGAGAAAACATTCAAAGACGAGTCAAGAATTTTCTTTCATTAAGCTTCAAATATTAAAAACATTAACCGCAAATAAGTCAAATAAGCCCCGATTTGATAGATTGGGGTTTATTATTACATTTTGATAGTTTTTGAAACTGGACACCCCGGCGCGAAAAACTATTGAAAAACGCAACAAAAGTGTTGCGCTGGTTTGCCCTTTGCGTTAACCTTTCCATGATGAATCTTGACCTTGCCCTTGACCTCGTTGGTGGACTCTCTGCGCCCTCAAAAATGCCGTGCCGCTCCTATTCAATCCCGGCAAAGTATTGTAAAACGGGCGGAAAATTAGTGTCTATTAAGAATAGTGTTTGTTCTAAGTGTTATGCATTAAAAGGTTTCTATAACATGCCCAATGTCAGAAACGCTTTACAAAAACGATTTGACTCTATTAACAAACCCGAGTGGGTTGACGCTATGACTATTGCTATTGCTGGAAAAGAAACTAGTGGCTATTTCCGGTGGCATGATAGTGGAGATATTCAATCTGTGGAGCATTTGAGAAAGATTTGTCAGATTGCTATCAATCTTCCTAGTATTAAATTCTGGTTACCCACTAGGGAATATTCATTTGTTACTCAATACAAGAAACAATTTGGTGATATTCCTTCCAATCTCACTATTCGCCTTTCTTCCCTAATGATAAACGGCAATGCGCCTACTGGTATTGCTAAGATATTAGGATTAACGACTTCTGGTGTGTCAAAAGATAAAACATTCAATTGTCCTGCCTCCAATCAAGATAATAAATGTCTCAATTGCCGCGCCTGTTGGGATAAATCAGTTAAAAACGTTAGTTACAAATTGCACTAATGATTATAGCAATACTTGTAATAGTATTAGTTATAGGTATAATAACAGAAAACAATAAAAGAAAATGACACAAGAAAAGCAGATAACTAAGTTGCAAACTAAAATCAATAACCTTAAGCAGATGAAAAAGTCTGCAAGGCTATTGTTAAACAGACGCGAAAAGATTCGCGCCGAATTAGCGAGTATTAGAAAAGACCTTAATAATATTCGTTTCAAAGTCTATAGGCTTGTTGATAAGAAAGAAAATATTAAAGAATAAAGCAACAAATAACAAATAAAGCACCCTCTAGTGTTTAACACTAGGGGGTTTTTCGCATAGTTTTTGGATTCGGGGTGCCCGGATCTGGAAACTATAAAACCCCGCCCGAAGGCGGGGTGATAATGCTATTGTATTACCAAGCTTTCCACATAGTCATCCAAGCCTTACAAGCCGCAAGTGTGCCTGTACTAATATTGTGTTTGTTACAGATTTCACTATCACTAACACGCTCTTTCAAATCCGCATAGACGGCACTCAATTCGCGTTTATTGAGAACCAATTTAGTCTTATTAAGATTGATCTTTTTGTCTTTCTTTTCGTGAGTGATGAAGTCCTTAACCTGCAAAGGACGATTTGTGATAACATTAATGTCATTACTGACACAGATAGTCATCATGGGATTATTATTTGACACATACTCAAAAGACCAAATCAGTGACAAACCTAAATCAATAGCCAATCGCAGCAAGTAGCATTGAATGGCATATCCTTTGTTGTATTGATTAGCAACTTCAAGAATCTCAGGGCTAAGATTACTGACAGAACGCCAGTGCGTATTGAAAGTAAAAACAAAAGTAGCAGTCTTGCCCTTAGCGGTATTAATTAAATCAAGATTTTGTGTAGTAGGATTACCGCAGAAATCAAACCATGCGAAAATGTTTTTGGATTTGAGTTTATTAACACTATCAGCGTTTATGTATTCATTACGATAAGTAATATTAGAACAAGAAAGCATGTATGCGCTAGTCTTGTTATGCGGAAAGATAGCAGCAACTGGGCGCAAGTTGCTCTGATACTCACTGCTGTCACATTCAAACAGTGACATTTCAAGACCATATCCGTTTGTAGTAAACGTATTAGAATAGTCTCTGTGATTAACAACGTATTTCTCAAACTCCCACGAAGAACCGGGGAGTGATATGACACTAATGTCTATTTTGTTTTGCGCGAAAGCGTCATAGGCTTTGCAAACGAGGTGGCGGATAGCGTTTTTAACTGTGTTATTCATACGCCCCAACAGTAGCCCTTGAAAGGGAAAGCGTCAATGGAAATGATCACTTTTCTTGCAAGGGATAGTTTTTTCCTTCGGGGTGCCCGATTCCAGAAACTATGAAAACCCCGCCGAAGCGGGGTTGTGATTTAATCTCTTTGTATAATAGTTTTAAGGGCTTGTTTCCCTTTTTCTATTGAATCAATATCTAAATGATACAATTTATGCCAGTCTTCATGCTTTAACGCCATTAGCTCTTTGATACGGCGTTCTGCGTTATTTAGTGCTACACGGAGTTCTACTACTTCTTGTATTGTTATTTTTAATTCTGCACTCATGCTGTTCTTAGGTTATTGTTGAATCTATAGTAATTGCCAACGCTTTTGAGATAGTAATCGAAGTCTTTAATCAACTTATAGTGAATAGAATATTTGTAATTCCTTTTCTTGGCTTCGTCAATGAAGATAGAAGCATCACAGTCTTCCTCTAAGTAAGCAAAGTCTCTTGTTCTATAACTATACTCTGATATTAAGATATCAATATTCCAGTCTTCAAGCAATTTATGAGGAACGCGAAGCCAACCGTGGCCGGGGTCAGAAAGAAAAGTGAGTTCCATATTATTAAAAGATAATATTGTAAACCACAGTAACACTAACAACAGTAGCAATGACGAGTAATGTAATTACAGTATTTATGATTCTATCAAAGGTTTTGTTGCTCATATTATTACAAGTGTTTTTTGATTTTATTCCAGTATTTATCAGTATCTTTTTTGCGCCAATTAGGACCGCCATTATGCAAGCGAGCCAAAGTCTCTATGTCATTATTGGCAAAAGCTTTAGGCTCATATCGCATAAAGTAACGCTCACAGACCTTACGGGCGACCGCAGGGTCATACACCTGACTATGCGCCCCCTTGACTCCAGCGTCAAGAAAATACATGGGGCGGATTTGGTAAATTCCAAGGGCAGTTTCCTTGGCGTTGATTGCCTTGGGATTGCCTGAAGATTCAACTTGGGCCATTGCGCGAAACAAGTCTTCCTTCGTGCCGTGGTTGCGGCGGGAAAACCCAAGGGTTACAAGGGCGACGACAAATAGAGACAAAGTGATTTTGTTCATGTGAGAGAAAATATCAGATTCTTGGAGAGTGTCAAAGATTTTTTTTCGATTTGATAGTTTTTTGATTCGGGGAGGCCAATTTCGGAAACTATGAAAGCCCCGCCGGGGCGGGGTTACTATTTATTTGAAGTTTACAATACTACGTCCACTCTGTAGTAGTATAATGCAAATCGGCGGAACAGTTGCGCCTGTATCTAAAAGAGCCTTTATGTAAGTACGCTCTGCAAGTTTTCCGCTTCTGGTATCGGGCTTTATACTATCACCCATCCATTCTTTTAAGTTAGCTTGTATCTGTTGAAGTGTGAGAGCTTTCATATTATCTGAAAAATAAATGCCGCCAATATTGCAATTTCTTTTCTGCTACTTCATATTCATTTTCGGCGCAATGAACTAGTTTATCGTATGCTTTGTTGTAATTAAAAAGAATTTCGTCGATTGACATATTATTAAACAAGCGTCTTACCAGTTCTTATAGTGTATTTGATAGTAGCGTCAACAAAATCATTCACTAGATTCATCAGTAGTAAATCGACTTCCTGTTGTCCACTTGAATGTCCACGCTCCCAAGCTTGTGATTCCATCATATCCCAGAACTCTTTTGGGATTAAATGTTTTTCACGTTCAGCGAGTTGTCTATAGTTTGGATTCATATTTATTTATTCTTAAGAATTTCTTTTAGTGTTACAATCCTGATGTGACTATAGTGTGCGTTTTTAGGGAAAGGGTTTGGGTGTTTAATCTTCCAAAGGTTTTGTAAGTAATTGATTTCTGATTGGATTTCTTCTTTTGATTTATCAGTAGCCCAACACTCGGCAGCATAAACAGATTCTCTCATAATTAAACAGCCGCGAGGGTTTCAAGTTCAAAGTAATTCACGCCTTCCTTGGGTTGCCAGTACAAGTCACGCTCAATGGTCATTCCAAGCGGTCCCTTGATTGCTTCCAATTCTTCCACGGAAGCGATCCCGCCCCATTCAACGCAACCCATGCCCAAGTCAGCGAACCCGTAAAGGATGCCACCTTCGATCCCAGTGATCAACCAAGTAACGGCACCCCACGGGGTGAAAAGCTTACAAATGGGGACCATGCCGTCAGAACCGGCCTTTTTGAGTTTTTCAGTGAGTTGTTTCGTCATTAATTTCATCGGGGACAAGTTAATGGAATCGGCGTTGATTGTCAAAAAGAAAAATCGTTTTTCATAGTTTTTTTGTTGGGGGTGCCCATTGCCCGAAACTATCGAAAGGATTCGCGTCTGTTTCATGAGGGTCAAAACCCAAAAGAGAACAAGTCTTATTCTCTTAGAAAAAACCCTGCCGCAGGATCTCCCTGCGTACCATTTGACGCGAACCCAATCTAAAAAGCGGTGTTTCTAAAGGTTCAACTAACCCGCCGCAGGGTCTCCCTGCGTACCATGCCGCTTGTGCCTTAACCCACCCTCACTTCGACTTCGAAGGGGGCAAAATTTGTTTGAAATGAATCAGACCACCGGAGAGGTCACGAATCAACTCGCGCTCCACACTAGTGATGGTTTTCTTTCCCGTCAAGCGGTAAATGATGTTTGCGTCACCTTCGTTGGCAACGTACTCGCGCAGGTTGCCGTAGACTTCGCGGTTGTAAAATTCAATCGTTTTGCTCATGACCCCTACAGATTAAACTTTGGCCCGAAAGAGTCAAATAAAAAACCAAAAATCTTTTTCTTCGCGGGAGCGAAGGGGATAGTTTTTGCGTCTGGGGTGCCCCGTTCTGGAAACTATGAAGCCCCGCCGAAGCGGGGTGAGTTTTTTCAGTAAATCATCTTGACTTTTCCCCAAGCCGAGTCTTCAAGGACTTGGTTCAACTTGTCAATGGTTTTCTTCTTCTCTTCTTCGCCGATGATGCCGTTCATGAAGTAGCGAACGTCGGAGCGATAGGCCATAAGCTGGACGCGCATTTCCAGAAAAATGTCTTGACTGACTTGCACTTGGGTTGTGGGGACTTCGGCGACGGGAGTTTCCTCCGTGGGCGCAATGGCGATGAGGTCGCGGAGGTCGCTGGCGGTGTCGATGTGTTGGTGTTGATTCATGACGGGGACAAGTTATCAGATCGCTGGCGGTTGTCAAAAAATATTCCAATTTGACGCAAATAAAGTGCAAATAAAGTGCTTGACAGGGTTTGTCGCCTATGCTCTCGGCATAGTTTTTGGATCTGGGCAGCCCAAAACGGAAAACTATCGATTAGGTATCAAAATTGGTCAAAAATACCTGTTTACTCCTTCCGTGGGCGTGGTAAGCTTCAGTGTCGGACTGTTCTTATTTATAAACACAACATGAGTACTAATACAAAAACCACAATCAAGTTTAGTGATTTAGAGGAAGTTATTATCATTAATCCCGGTAGCTGCAATGCTTATGTCGATTCCGCTTTTCATAAACAATTGAATCGCGATTTAACAGAAGCTGAGTGTGATAGTATCACTGATTTATACTTTCAGGAATTGTACGAATTGCATCTCAGCCGCTTCTGATAAATCATATGCATCTCATTCCTATTGTAAACGGAACCCTTAAAAACAAAGGGAATCTCAGTGTTTGTAACTCCAAAATTAATGTGTTTGGTTCTGATATTGCTGTTGAAGTGATATTTGATTATGATCTCGAAACTCGCCAACAGTATGTCAGTATCGTTGCTTATGATAAATCAGTGTTTGATGCTGATTCTATCACTGAGATTGACGAATACATTCTGACAAACGCTATTGATAAATGGAATCAATACATCAACGAACCATAATTCAATAACAATACGAGACCCGCTGTAGTAATACGGCGGGTTTTTTTGTGTCAAATATTAATCAAATGTTCTGCAAATAATAACCAAATATAAATAAAGAATAGTGATTTATCACTGATTTATCACTATTTCATAGTTTTTGGATCTGGGGTGCCCGATTTCAGAAACTATCCCGAAGCAAATCTCATGCCAAAGCCAATTGTTAAATTCTGGTGACAAATGATTTTTGCCGTTGATTTGAGATGAAAAGTCAGCGACAATCTGCGCGACGGTTAGAATCAATTAAAAAATCAATACAAAATTATGGCTTGCGAAGACTTCCCTTGTTGTGGGCACGAAGCTGGCGGTTGCCCCGTCATCGACGAAAACGGCGCAGAGCGTTTCCATTGCGCCCGTTGCAGCGTTTTGATGCCCCCGAAGGCACGGAGCGCGGTTTGCCAACCCTGCCATTCTGAGTGGCAGCGCGGGTGGGACGAAGACCCCACTGGGCAAGATTCTGATTGGTGAAATAGTGATAAATAAACAGCCCCGTTGTATTAGTACAGCGGGGTTTTTTCATAGTTTTCGCTTTTGGGCAGGTCAAAAAGAAAAACTATCAAATTGATTTGCAATCTCATTCCCGACAGCTACCCTTTGGGCACCATGAGTTCCTCCTCCTGCCCCGCCACTACCGCCGCCACCCTCGCGCTCGCGCATGAGGTGAAGTCTGTCATTCAACAAATCAACGATTGCGCTAATAACATAACAAATGCTAATTTCCATTCTGCTAGTGATATTGCTTTGGAGCTTGATAAGATCAATTGCAGATTAGCTTCTGTCTGTCACTCACTTGGATTGAAAGATCTTTCTGATAGTATTAAAGTGGGAGATAAGTTTTTGCATTTTGGTTTCTATCGCCCCCGTACTTGTATAGTTAATTCTATACATGGATCTACTGTTTATTGGAAGACTAATGATAATCCTGAATTGACTAGGTGCGGAAGTTCTTGTATTAGTTCTTTTGAATTGCGTGAAATGCGTCCCTTTATTGGTAAAGAATGGACATTAAAATGGGACTAACTTTGTTAAATAGATAACAAATAACATAACTCCGTTATACTACTATAGCGGAGTTTTTATAGTTTTTGCTTTTGGGGTGCCAAAATCGGAAAACTATGGTGAAGCAAGGACCATGCCAAGTGCGATTGTTAAATTCCTGTGACAAATCACTTTCGCCCTTGTTTTCCCTTGTGCGGGTGTTATGGTGTGGACGATGAAAACAACAATGCAGTCGCTGATCGAAAAAATCGAATCCCATCCTGACTTCAACGTGCCGCAAGGCGCGTGGGTCAGTGTGTATCGCCGAAGCCAGAACTACGGTGGACCCGAGGAAGGTGGCTGGTGGTACGATAGGAATACGCTGGAGGGGTCAATTTACTTCCCCACCACGGAGGGGGCCGAGGCTTGGCTTGAAAAGGCCAAGGCGGAAGTGGAGCGCGAGAACCGCGAGGAAGCCCCTGCGCGGTATCGTGCGATGGCCGCGCTTCCGGGCGAGGAATGTGACACGGCGTACCACGATGAGGGCTACATCCCCACAGGATGGAACGATGGCGGCGAACTGTGGGTGACCATCGAACAGGTGCGCGGCGAATCCGACAATAGCGCGGAGCCTCGCCCACATTATGAATAAACACTAAACAAATACAATACCCCGCTGTGATAAACAGTGGGGTTTTTTTGTGCAAATATTAAATAAATATTAAACAAATAAATGCCAAATAATAGTAGTACTAGTGATTTATCACTGATTTGATAGTTTCTGGATTCGGGGTGTCCAAAATCAAAAACTATCGCTATTTATAAACAACTATTTATAAACAAGAAACCCCCTGTATTACTACAGAGGGTTTGTCATTAAGGGCTTATCTAGTCATGCCTATTAACACGACAACAAGAAGTAGTATTATCATAGCATGAAATCATAGTATTGCTTATTCAATTTAGCTAGACCTCTAGTAAGGCTATCTCTTTTATCAACAAAGATGTCCTTATTGTAATTACCTTTGTCACACTCTGCTATAAGCGTATTACATTTGTCTATCTCTGCTTGAATAGCAATTCGTATATCAATCATTTCCATAACACCTATTTTATTAGCATTCATAGTGTTTTAGTATTAAATGCGCGTTTATAGTATTCGCGCCCCACTGTTTATATATCAGTCTTCGACATTTACTACACTATCAACAGACATAGTGAGGAACTTGCATTCTTCTTTATCTTGGCGATATTGTTGAATATAGTCGTATTCTTCTTTAGTAATAGGACGACCGTCTATATATAAATCAAACTTGTTGTTCTTGTTGTTATGAGGAATGCCAGCCAAATACAATTGGCCGGTTTTCTTGTTTCTCACTACGCCGTCTTTGATAAACTCAAACCAAGTGGGTTTACCAATAGCATCGGGATTGATATTATAATAGGTTTCTTCACCCGCCAACGATATAGTAAAACGGAACTTTCTAGTGACACGGCCTTTGTATATATTTAGTGGTATACCACTACGGCCACCAGTGTTTAATTTATACTCGCCTTCTAGTAGTATAGTAGCGATCTGACCAGCGCGTATTGTATTTATATTGATCATGATGTTGTATTTATATAGTGACGTTGTATTTATATAAGAACCAAACTGACTATGCCAATTTACTATATACTTATATATATACAAGAACTAAATCTACTTTAATTTTCTACGTTAACGGGCACTTGGCACGACCCTTGCTGGGGAGCAGAAACCATGCCAACTATGGGGATTTGATAGTTTTCGGAATTGGGGACCCCAGATTGGAAAACTATCGTTTGGACGGACTTGGCATAGGACTTGCTGGGGAGCAAAAAGTGTGCCAACTTAGACTTGGCATGAAACGTGCTGGGGAGCATGGACCGTGCCAAACGCATTTGTTACTTTTGTGTGACAATCGCACTTTTCCGTTGCAATGTCCTTTGCCTTTAGTAACTTCAGGTCAAGCAAGCGAGACGCTTGTGATCACCAACTAAAAACGCAACACAGCATGATCAACATCGAAAACATCCGGGCCGGTCAAGTCGCCACGATCCTGATTCAGGGCGAGCATAAAATGAACAAGGGCGGCAGGTCTGGCGTTCCCCTCAATCCCTTGACGGGAAGGGTCACAAGGGATCACAGGGTCGTCGTCAACGTGGCGGGGCTTGGTTCCTACGGTCGCCGCTTGGAAAAGGACGGACGGGAGCCTGTCGGAAAGCCGACTTGGTGGGAATGGGTCAAGGACGGCGTGGCTCGCCATAAGACGGACGGGAACCTTTACCTTGTGGGCTTGCCAAGCAACGCCCAAAGGACGATCCGATTCCTTGTGGACGGACGGGAAGCCACTCCCGAAGAAATCGCCACGATCCGGGAATACACTCCCGACAAGGACGATCCCGAGTTCCTGCTTTTCAGGCTTGACAGCGTGGCGAACGTAGAATAGCCAACGCGACCCCGCCCACACGGCGGGGTTTTTTGTGCCCTGATTCTGTCTTGACACTCCCCCCCATTTTTCGAAATAATGCCCGACGTTTCTCAAATACAGGGGCGGGGGGGTCTAAAAATCATTCTGCCCTAATTTATTAAACCATTTGTTTTTTAATATACCTATTAAAGAAGTCTATTCATTCTGCCCCTAATTTAATAAATACTTACTATCTCTATGTAATAATATATATCTCCATATATAAGACCCCCCTATTTCTTAAAAAATAAAACAAAAAAGAGAACCCAGAAACTTTGCAGGGTCAAAAAATCCCCGGAGCCTCCCCTGAAAAATACCTTTTTTAGATATAGCTTGTGTAGATATATCTAATGTTAATCAAATGTTCTGTCTGCGGGGCTAACAAAGAAGATACAGATTTCAACAGAGTAAAAGGCAAATGTAACACCTGTTGCTACTCCCAAGAATACAATAAAATTAAAGAAAAGATGGGAAACGTTGATGGAGGCGAGATAGTTTATCTCAAAAAAGTCATCTTAAGCAAAGCAAAAAAGCGTTCAAAAAAGAAAAATCTGGAATTCAACCTTACGCTGGGGGATTTAATAAACATTAAAAATAATACCTGCCCCATTTTAGGCCACGAAATCCTATACAAATCAGGAATAGATAATAAAAGATCAGCATCGTTAGATAGGATAGATCCAAATAAGGGCTATGTGCCGGGGAATGTTAAGATTGTTTCTTATGAAGGCAACTCCCTAAAAAATAGAAACAATTTCCATTCCGCGATTAACATGCTGGAATATATAATAATCAACTCACCGCGAGAAGAGAGAAACGGCGAAAAATACAATAGACTACTTAATCTTCTTAAATACTTTCATTAACTCCTCTTCGAATAACTTGTCTTCAGTATACTCGATATTTATTTGTTTTGTATTTTCCTCACCTTTAATTATAATAGTAATATATGGTAAATCATATTTCGCGCAAGTCATCGAAGCGAGAGACACTAAACAAGAGTCACAAATCTTCATTTGCTTCCCATCTTCAGCAATCATATTAAAATAAACAAGTTTACGAACAGTGAAGAATAATAAATAATCTTCTTTGCTATATGACAGTTCGCACCCCTCACAACAAATCTTCTTCCTACAAGTCTTAGGGTTCACAACTGTAACTTGAAATTTGTTCCTCATTATATATAATACATGTAATTAAAATAGTAAGGCTAATTAAAATGTCAAAAAAAGATAACTCCCCACATGTGTCCCAAAAAGACAAAGTAAAAGATGACTTTGAAATTCGTAAATTAAAATGGACCCCGAAACAAGAACAAATTATACAAGCGGCCTTAGACAAGTCTACTAATATAATCATTCTAGATGGGCTTCCCGGAACAGCCAAGACTCTACTGAGTGTTTATTGCTCGCTAGAATTACTAAAGGCCAAAAAGATTTCTGATATTGTATATATCCGATCCCTAATTCAAAGCACAGATGGTCAAACTGGCTTCTTAACTGGCGACTTAGACGAAAAGACTTTCTTCTATAACGTACCTCTATTTGATAAGCTAGAAGAATTACTAAATAAATCCAGCATCGAATTACTAAATAAGCAAGAAAGGATCAAAACTTATCCTGTTTCTCTGCTTCGCGGTTATACTTTCAATGTTAATTCCGTTATTTTGGATGAGGGTCAGAACATGATGTTTGATTCTCTTGTAACGGCGGCAACCCGAATGGGTAAATTTAGTAAGCTATTTATTTGTGGTGATACTATTATGCAAAATGACTTAGGCAAGAAGTCTGGGTTCAAAGAGTTCTGCGATATCTTCCAAGACCAAGATAGTCGAGACAATGGCATTCAATACTTTAAACTTGGGCAAGAAGATATTATGAGAAGTGGTATTACTCGCTTTATCGTTGATAAGATCACTAAATACAAATCAATTATTCATTAAACTTTTGTTTCATCCTTTGGTGGATGAGTCTTGATAAAGTATTAGCGCATTTAGTTACTTTTGATTCAGATTCTTGCCAGAAGAATGCGTGTAATACTTCATGTATTAGAATGTTGACTGTCTTTTGTTTGGTTAGAGTTGGGTCAATTTTAATCTTTGGGTTTTCCATCTCTGGAGAGTCGCATATGCCATAGCACCCTTTAGGAGGTTTAACCCAATTGATGAAATACTCAACTTTTTCGTAATTTTTAAACGAATACTTCATTCTATTACAATTACACTTACTTTTTACTGTTATTAACCTATAATAAATTAATGAATTATGCAAAAAATTTACTGCTCTCAATGTGGAAATCCTAATTTATACACGCAAGCGAAACCAAAGTTCTGCTCTGCCTGTGGTACAGCATTCTATGGTGTTATCGTAGAAAAGCCACAAGATAAAAAGGCAAGAGAAAACAAAGTTCGCGCTCAAGAAGAGTATGATGAAGAAGATGATGATGAAGGTGAAGACGACCAAGAGTCAACTCCCATTCCTGAATTAAGGGGCGGACTAGATGTCGATATTGAATTTGATTCACCAAGAAAAGAATCTCTTTCTAAAATCGCCGCTTCACTTCCTGATAATCTTTCCCGTTCAATAGATAGAAAACCACAAGGCTTCTCTGAAAAAGAGATATTAAAAATGATTAAGCAAGAAGCCGGTACATTAAGACAAAAATAAAATGGCTCATAAAGTCCAAAAAGAATCATTTGAAAAGAACATTGCTATAATAGACGAAGAAATTCGCAAACGCAAGAACAAGTGGAACCTTGCTGCATTGTCTTGGATTGATTTCGAGGACGTTGAGCAGATATTAAGGATTCATATTTACAAAAAGTGGACTTTATATGATCCAAAGAAACCTCTTGCCCCTTGGTTAAACATTATCATTTCTAATCAAATAAAAAACATCATAAGAAACAACTATGGCAATTATGCTAGACCTTGTTTGAAGTGTGCGGCGGCAGAATGGGATGATTCTTGTTCAATATATGGTGAGCAATGCAAGAAGTGCCCCTTGTATGCTCATTGGGAGAATAATAAAAAAGACGCTTTCAATACAAAAGTAACTCTTCCTCTTGAAAATCACATTAAAGAAGTTCATGACATGACAAACGAAGGCTTTGATCTCTTGAGAAGCACACAAAGCTTATCGTCAGCACTAAAGAAAGTATTAAAGCCAGCAGAGTGGGTTGTGTATGAAATGCTTTGTCTAAGAAATCAAAAAGAAGAAGAAGTAGCTAAAGTATTAGGATTTAAGACTACTGAAAAAAATCGTTCCCCCGGTTACAAGCAGATAAAGAACCTTAAGCGTTCTATTATTGTCAAAGCTAAGAAGTGCATTGTAAATGGAGAAGTAGAAATTTATGTCTGAAAATGGAAACCAGCCTCAAGAACTTAATGATCAACAAAGATTGGCAATTTTAAATGAGTGGAACAATCGTCCTACTAATCCTCCTTCTTTGCTTGAACTTGTCAGGCTTGCTTTTCCTAACGTTGATGGCGCAGACGGTAGAAGTTGGCACGGTAAAAAGGTCAAAGAGTTCTTGTCAACAAGACAAATTAAAGCAAGAGCATCCTACGAATACTTAGCGAAAGATAAAATTGAACTATCTCCAGACCAGAGAGAATTTATTGCTAATAATGCCGGTTCAATGGGCGCACTTGAGATCACTAAGAGTATTTTTAATAACCAAAATCTTACTAGTCTCAGTCAAGAGACTCGTACAGTTATTGATTTCATTAAAACTCTTGATCAGAAAGTAATTCAAGCAGGTCCAGTATCTCAAAGAGAAGTAGAGACTCTTGCTAACTCTGAATATATGCCGCCAAAGACATTTGAGCGGATGTTGTTTCGCATAAATAAATATGTTCACGAAGGTATTGATAAAGACAAAGTAACTTCACGCCAGAAAGCTGCTATTAATGCTATCATTGGCTACATGCACACTTATCGTTTCTTGCATCAGATAAATAGTTATACTTCTAACATTGATCGTGAATTATTTGAAAGCTCATTTGTACGTTATACGTTTGACAAACCAGATCTCACTCAAGAAGAAGTAGACCAATACATTGTGTTGGCTACTGAAGTAGTAATCTCGGCTAATATTCAAGAGACAATTCAAACTTTACAAGATCAGATTGATGTAGAGGTAGACGGCGGCGGCAAAATTCCAATGGGTCTCATTGAAGCAATTAGCGGAGCAAGAGATGAGTATAATCAATCTACTATTCGCCAACAAAAGCTTCTCAATGACCTCAAAGTAAAGCGCAGTGATCGCCTTAGCAAGCAAATAAAAGAAAATGCCAGTATTCTTAATCTTGTTCAGATGTGGAAAGAAGAAGAGTCCCGCGCTCAACTATTGAAACTTGCTGAAAGAAGAAAAGCAATGGTTAAAAATGAGATCGACAGGCTTTCTACAATGGATGAAATCAAATGTCGCATCTTGGGAATTTCAGAAGATGAGGTGTTAAATGGCTGAGACCTGTAAAATATGTCAAAAAGTTTATGAAACTGATGTAGACTTTAATCGACATCTTAAAGCTCATAAAATAAGAGTAATTGAATATTATCAACAGCAATTGCCTCGCTATGATCTCTTCGATAATTCTATTATCAATTACAAAAATAAAGAACAGTATTTCTCTACTGATTTTAACAATAAAAACAATCTTAAAAACTGGCTCAAAGCTCAGTCCTTAGAGAAACAGCAAGAGTACTGTAGAAACTTTTTAGTTAAACGCAAAGAAAAGAAAAATCTAGAATATACTCCTTCTCAAGTTGAGTTAAGGAGCGTTCTAAGTCCAAGTGTTATTTATTTGCAAGAAATTTTTGGCGACTACTATAAGCTTGCTGAAGAAATTGGATTTAAAAATAAATATGTATATCCAAAGAGCTTGGAAAACCTTCCCAAGCTACAAACTAAGGACTCAATAATTTATATTGATACCCGCGAACAGAAACCATTTATATTTAACATGGCTTCTGAAGTTCGCACTCTTAAATTTGGTGATTATGGATTTAGTCATCCAAGTTATGATGGCAAACTTTACTTTGAGAGAAAGTCTATCTCTGATTTTATAGGAACTTTGAGTGCTGGGTACGAAAGATTCTGTCGAGAGATTGAAAAAGCCAGCGAAGCAAAAGCTAACATGGTTATTATTGTTGAAGAAAGCTTGAGCAATACACTCTCATTTAACTATTTACCTCATGTGTATAAGAAAGCAACGAAGGTAAATCCAGAATTTATTTTTCATAACGTTAGAGAGCTAATACAAAAATATCCACACGTTCAATTCTTGTTTGCAAAGGGGCGTAAGGAATCTGTTAGGATTATTGAGAAGATGTTCTCAACTGATGAGAACTTTTTTAAATACGATCTACAACTTTGCTACGATCTAAAGATGTTATAATATGTGGTATACCCCAGAAAAGTACAATAGAATAATTCCTAACTTAAATGACGAATATTCTAAACTAAAAGATACTCTTGAAGATAAAGAAGCCAAAATAACTTTGGCTAAATTTTTGCGTTCAAATATAGGCATAACTACAGAGCTAATTTCTGGTATAAAATTATGGCCTTATCAAGAGATCGTAATCAAAGGAATGTTGAATCGCAATTTCTGCATGAACGTATGGGGTCGTGGTGCTTCCAAGTCTTTCTCTGCTGCGGTATTCTGTTTTTTGCAATGCATCTTTGAGCCTAAGAGCAAAATCCTAATTGCTGGTCCTACATTCAGAACAGCAAGAAGTATTTTTAATTCAATAGAAAAGATTACTGAGTCTAAAGGCGCAGATTTATTGATGCAAGCGTTCGGCGCAAAATCAAAACGCAATGACGAATATGATTGGTCAATAAACGAAGGCTCTATCAAAGCTATTCCTCTAAGCGGTGAAAAGATTCGTGGTTTCCGTGCTAATGTTCTTGTACTAGACGAGTTTTTATTATTGCCAGAAGATATTATTAAAAACGTATTGATGCCATTCTTGATTGTTCCTCAAGACATTAAAGAACGTATTAGTATTCGTGAACAAGAAGATGAATTAATTCGCCAAGGCGCAATGACAGAAGCTGATCGCATGGAATTTAAGAATACTTCCAAGATGATTGCTCTTTCCTCTGCTTCTTATACTTTTGAAAACCTTTATAAAACTTATAAAGAATGGTGCGACAACATTTATTCCAAAGAACCAACAAGTGCAACTTACTTTGTATCACAATTAAGTTATGAAGCTTTGCCGCCAGAGATGATTGACTCTTCTATTACAGAAGAAGCTCAAAACGGTGGCTCTTCTCATGCTTCTTTCTTGAGAGAATACTGCGCTCAGTTTACTGACGGTAGCGATTCTTACTTCAGCATGAAGAAGATGGAAGAATGCACTCTTAAGTTTGAAGAAAGGCCACATTCTCAAATCAGAGGAGATTCTGGCAAGCAATATATCTTAGCAATGGACCCTAACATGAGCGACAGTCCAAATGCTGACTATTTTGCAATGGCAATTTTAGAAATAGACCGAGAAAATAAGAATGATGTTCTTGTTCATGCATACGCAGGTCTTGGAAGCTTAAATAGTCATATTAAATATTTTCATTACTTAATGACTAGCTTTAATATTGTTTATATCATTTGCGATAATGCTGGTGCTGATATTTTCTTCAACACTTATAATGAATCTCAGTATGTAAACTCGGAATCTGAGAAGATAAAGTTTATTGACTTCGATTCTGATCTTGAGGGTATTGAATATACGAAGATGGTTCAGAAGGCTAAGAGTCAATATAATCTTGAGAATAGGCAAATAGCAGTAACTCAGGTATTCACAACTACATTTATTCGAAGAGGTAACGAAAATCTGCAAGCAGCCATTGACTATAAGAAAATTTGGTTCGCATCTAAAACTGTAGCCAATGAATCTTTCTTTAATGAAGAAATAAACAAGAGAATACCTGAAGATCTTATATTCATAGAAGACATTAAAGATTGGAATAAGCTAGACCTTATAGAGCATCAAGATTTATTGGTTTACAATACCAAAAAGCAATGCTCGCTTGTAGAATTTACTACTAGCAGCCGTGGATCTGTTAATTTTGATTTACCTCAACACTTAAAACGCTCCAATTCCCCTAACAGAGCAAGAAAAGATAATTACACGGCTTTAATGTTAGCGAAATGGGGTTCCAAATGCTATAATGATATCATGACTACTGAAAATAAAATAGTAGCTGCGGGATTTACACCAATTTTAATTTAAAATGTGTAATTAATTATTAGGCTTATGGCAAAGGTTAAAAAAGAAAAATTTGAGGAATCTTCTTTCGCTCCAATGATGGTAGAAGGCTCTACTCCTGCTCATGGCGGCGTAGCAAGCAAAGTCACTGAAACGAGAAGCCGTAGAAATGCCGCATCAACGATTGAGAGAACAGATCGTTTTCGCAATATCGATGATGGAATGGTGCCATTTAATTATGCCACTGGATATAATTATAATAAGTCTAATATTGATGTAAGAGACACAGTAATTCTATGCCAAAAAGCTTATTATAATTTTGGTCTTTTTAGAAATACCATTGACCTAATGTCAGAATTGTCTTGTGGTAACATTCATCTTAAAGGTGGCAATAAAAGTGCAAGAGATTTCTTTCAAGCCTTATTTAATAAGATAAATATTACTGCTCTTCAAGATAAATTCTTTAGAGAGTATTATCGTTCTGGAAATGTTTTCATTTATAGATACGATACTACCATAAGAGAAGAAGATGTGTCTAAAATTAGCCAAGTTTTCGGATCTGAAGCTTTGGCGGCAAAAGTTTCTCTTCCTGCTAGATACATAATTATTAATCCAGCAGATGTTCAAGTAAATGGTAACCTTTCTTTCAATAGAGGGCAGTACTATAAAGTATTGACTGATTATGAACTTGAGCAAATCAGACATCCAAGAACAGAAGAAGACAAAGAAATATTAGACTCTCTTGATCCATTAGTAAAAGAGCAAGTTTTAAAAGGAAAAGCTACAGCAGTTCTCTTACATTTGGATACCAAGAAATTCTATGCTGTATTCTACAAAAAGCAAGACTATGAACCTTTTGCTGTGCCTATGGGTTTCCCAGTTCTTGAAGATATTAGCGCAAAAATCGAAATGCGCCGTATGGATATGGCTCTTACAAGAACAATCCAGCAAGTTATCTTGCTCGTAACAATGGGTGCTGAACCTGACAAGGGCGGCGTTAACCAAGAGAACTTAAAAACAATGCAAAATCTCTTTGCTAATCAATCAATTGGCAGAGTTTTGATTGCAGACTATACAACAAAAGCAGAGTTTGTTATCCCTCAAATTGCTGACATTCTTGATCCTAAAAAGTATGAAGTAATTGATAAGGACATTAATATTGGATTAAATAATATCTTAATAACAAACGAAAAATTTGCTAACACTAGCGCAAAGATTTCTTTATTGAGTCAAAAATTATTACAAGCTAGACAAGCTTTCGTAACTGACTTTCTGCTTCCTGAAGTAAAAAGAATTTCTAAAGAAATTGGATTTAAAGTATTTCCTACTCCTTTCTTTGAGGATATGGATCTCAAGACAGATCAAAATCTTAACAGAATTTATACTCGCCTTATTGAACTTGGAGTTCTCACTCCAGAAGAGGGTCTTAAGGCTATTGAAACGGGAGTCCTTCCAACTCCAGATGAGTCTGTTCAGTCTCAAACATCGTTTGTTGACTTGAAAGACAAAGGATTTTATCAGCCCTTAATTGGTGGTCCTAAAGTAGAAGCGGGTAGACCCGGAGGAACCACAGGGATTAAACAAGCTACCAAAAATGTTAAGCCAATCGGCACTTCTTCTAAAGCTAATTACAGTGTTATGAAATTAAAAAACATTGTAGAAGCTACAAGCAAATTAGGAGATGAAGTAGAAGCTTCTTTAAAGAAGAAACATAAGCTTAAAAAGCTAAACGATAAACAAAAAGAAGTTGCCCTTGATATTACTAAGATTATTGTCGCTAATGAAGACAAATCTAATTGGACTTCTAAAATAAATGAATATATTGAAACTCCTGTAGATAAAAATCCTCAAAGAATTGAAGAAATTCACGAAATAGCTTGCGAGCATCAAGTCGATTCTTACATGGCTAGTTTGCTGTACCATAGCAAAATATAATGGCTACAAATAGAGTAATATATAATAACGAATTGCTATTCGTTGGACCTGCTCCAGCGAGTGGTTACTTTTTTTCTGATCCAAATGGTAACTTGTTTAATACTGGGGTTTACAATCTAATTCAACCTCTTAAAAGAATAAATCAATTCAGTTATCAAATCAATACTCAGCCATTAAGATTCTCAGAGATTGGAAATGCTTCTGCAATTTATGATTATACATTAACCCCTCCTGATGTTAGTATTAGTTTTAATTATAACATAAAAGATTTGAGAAATGAAGCTCGTATGGGCTTCTATGTTAACCTCGGGCCTCCAAACTTAGACCAATTTGATGGCGGTCAAGTTTATCCTAGTGGCAATATCCTTTCTGGATTTTCTTTTGGAGATCAAAGTTATGCTTTTAATACAGACCTAACTCAAGCCACCAATAACACCTTTAAATATCCATTCAAATACAGAGATCAGCGTAATTTATTCTTAACTATCACTCCAAATAATACAGACGCAATAGGAAATAATATTTCTGGCTTTCCAGTCTTAGCTTTTGGCAATTGCTACATAACTTCTTATGGAGTTCAGGCTCAAGTAAA